AGTTTACTTTTTGTGAACAATCAGTAGTAATACTACCGATTTATGTAAGCTAATAACACTTTTTAGTACGAACAAATGTAAATGTAACCAAATTGGTAACATAGCTAAAAAGCAATTAGAAGCAATTTAAGACACTCTATGTCATTTTGGATAGATAGTACTACTATATGGTAGAAAGTGTCTGTATAAGCCTTAAAATAGCATTTAAACACTATTACTCGTATCTACGATACTCATTCTTCGTAATTACCAGCTTCATTTTCTAATTCTACCTCTTTGTCGTACTCGTAAAGTGGTATATCTTGGATATTAGCAGCTTCAGTAGCAGGAACCACAAAGCCACTATCTTCTAGTTGCATATTCTCATCACCATCTAGCTTAGGAACATCTTCAACGTGGTTAGCCTTTAAGACATTCACAGTAATCTGCTTAACAACATCTCCTTCGTGAGCTACCTCTTGTCTTTCGATGTATCCTCTACGCTTACCTTTTGTTTTAAGCAAGAACATTGTAGCTAACGTATCACCTTTAGCAATACGTTCCATCAGTTTATGCTCACCAAAGTCTAGCATTATCTCCTCAGGTTCTATTTCAGCTAGTTTTCTAGCAAACTCAGGATCATTCTTAACCCATACGTTATACGATGACCTAGATACCCCAGCTGATTCACAAGAGATAGTTATGTTACCGAAGTTTTCCTTGTAAGCTATGATAAAAGCTTCTTTAGTAATGTCTTTGAATTCTGCATTCATATTATTTGCTTTTTGGGTTCTTTTTTCTGTTAAGTATCTTCATATCTAGTTTGTACCTCTTCCAAGCCTGTTCACTAGCTTTATTTCTCTTTTGCTTCTCTATATTAGGAGTTACAGTAGAAGGTCTATTTAAGCTTCTATTGTAGTCTAATGGCAATTCAACCTTATGGTAGCTCATAGCTCCTGTGTCAGTTCCTGGTTTATACCTTTTGTCTAATTCTCTTTTTGGTGTATTCATATTACATTTATTTGTAATGGGTTATATAGAAAAATAAAAAAATTACAATGTCAAACAATGTTAAGTCAATGTTATAAATCAGAATAATGAAGGGCCCAAGGCATACGATTGTTTTTTGGCACGAAAAAATAGGGTAGGGGGTAGGGTAGGGGAGGGGCTTAGCCCCATTTAACATAATATAAATTATAAGACTCCTTCCCTCTCCTATTTTAGCCTATCCAATTACAAAACTAATGTATTTATACTTCATTGATAGTTTACGCAAGGTTAGGCCAAAAGTAAGAATCTACCTTAAATACTTCTAATCAATAGATATAACAATATACCTATGTATTAACCAAGAATAAGTATATTATATAATATAGTATATATTAAACAATATAACCCCTATATATTGTATAGAGTTACCCAATATATACCTTGGACAACGATCCGGATAGCTCAAACCCTCCGACCAGGTAAAACCTGATAGGCTTAAATACTTTAATATTTTTAACAATCTTTGATGTTTGTATGGTATAAAGGCTTATCTTAGGGGTGCCATATAAAACAAATGGCACACAAACTATGATAATATTTTACACCCAATTACTATTGTTTATCCTATTTATTAGTTATGTAGGTAAGCTTATTACTCACCTTTTAATTGATAACAATGCAAACGATTAGTATCCTCGAAGCCTTCTTAATTAGTGCAACTTTATTAGTAGTTTATGCACTTATCAAAACCATTATTCAAACAATCAAAAACAAATAAAATGAAAGTACAAGATTTAAAAACAATTCAAGATGTTCAAAAGTTCTTTGAACATATTGTATTCGATTTAGGAATTAACTTCCATATCGATACACCATTTAGCGACTATGTTAACTATTCAGACAATAAAGCAATGATGTCTGAAAGCGAGGCTATTAGATACGAAGTAATGATGAGCAAAGCAATTGATATATGCAACGCTGAAGGAGTTGACGAATACGAGCTAGGATTAGATATTTTAGAATCATTTATAAACGCTTAAAATAATAACAATGAACACAAAAGCAAAATTCAGTTGTGCAACAAGTGAGGTTTTTAATGGCCTTAGAACTGAAATGAAATGGAATGGATGGGAATGCCCTCTTTTTGAATTAGAGGAAGCTCAAAGAGTTATTGAGCATTTTAACTATCAACAAAAGACTTTCGGAGGCGAGTACTACGACTTATTTACCTACTTAGTTGATGAAGATGCAATACTAACCCAAACCTTTGAAGAAGGCAAACACTTGCCTCAATACGATTCTATTGATAAGGGTACAACCATCGATGGAGTTAGATATTACGATATAGCAAATTGCAACTATACGTGGGAATTAGTACAAGATTAATAAACAAAATAAACACAAACAAAATGAACAACACAACAACAACAAACATTGCTGAATTTGGAAGCTCTGAGATATTAGAAGCTTCTGAAATATTAAAAGCTTACGGAAAGGGTTTTTATAATCACCCCTATTTTATGGGTGAGCCACAATTAATGATGAACAAAAATAGTGGCTTTGTCTTCTTAGTGGATGATGGAGGAGAAGGAGGCAACGTGCTAATGCTAAATGGTGAGGATTTAGAGGGCTTCTTTACATCGCCTTATGAGGGCTTAGAAGGTTTCTTTTCTGACTTATTAGAAGAGTACAAAAGCGACAATATGCATAGAGAGGATGTAGAATGGTTTGAGCAATTAGCTAAGGATTTGGGCGAGGAATTATAAGCCCCAACCCATCGCTTAAGGCGTGGCATTCGATTGCAAATGGGTACTATTTCTTCACTTAAACACAAAGCAAATGTTCACACGAATTAACAATGACACAAACGGAAACCCTCGTTTTGTTGTCCATTACCTTCAAGTAGCTGAAAGCTACGAAAGAGCTTTATATTTAGCTCGTAAGATAGGAGGCCGAAAGTTCCATAACAAACAATATGGGGGAGGGATTGCCTTTCAGTCTTACAATATTGATTGGCTGGAAAATAAAATTACCCAAATCAGAAGGGAAGAGCACGAGGCAAAATAAAACAGATCATAAACCTGGATCATTCAAAGGTTTAAAATGGGCTTGAAAAGGCACAGTACAACTATGCCCAAAAAACCCACAAAAACCCCTCGGCAAAAACCTGCTAAAAATCCCACAGCCAAAAATCCAGCAAAAATCTTTTATGATTACCTTAACAAAAAACCTGCTAAAAATCCTTAACAATAACAAAAACCCCTTAACTTCGTCAAACAAAACAAAAACCCCATCTATGAGCTTTGAATTAATCACCGTCAAGTTTGGCTGCAAGTGTAGTCTTACTGGCAAAAACTTCTCACCAGGTGAGCAAGTCTATTTTAACTACCTATCAAAAACTTTCCTTGATCCTGTGTATTATGAGAATATGCAGAGCCAAATTAATTCAAGTGGAGTTCAATCTTATTTCCAAAGGCACCAAAAACTTAATAAAGTAACCCAAAAACCCTAATAATATGTCTAAATTCGAGTTTATTACTGAAACAAATACTATCACAGGAGGTGTAAGATTCTATACCGAAAAGGATGGTGAGTATGTAGATAGTTCCATTAGTGCTGACAAAGATAGTGCCTACGAAAAGTTTATAAAAGCTGCTAGTGGAGTATCTTTAAAGCCTACCAAAGAGGTAACTGAAACTATTTACTCCATAATTGAATAAGTATGCACCCTACACCAGCCCATTTAAAACAAAAAGGCCTTAAGGACTACTTTATGATTACAGTAGATGGCCAAAGACTTAAAAAAGATTACATCTATCGTGGTATGTTTATCCATTGGGACAGCAAAAAACCCCTAGATAAGTTCTACTATTGGAGAGGTGATTATTTCACATCGATTGAAGGAGCTATGCGTTCCATTGACAGACATTATAAATTATATAAAAAACTAAAAGATGCTAATTAGAGACTATCGTGCCTTACTTAAGTATGGCGATATAAAGAAGATTTGTGAGATTACAGGGTACACACCTTATAAGATTCGCACTAGGTTGGCTAAGGCTGACGAAGAGATGATTGAGATTGTAGAAGCTTTCTATCGCAAGAAGATAGAAGAATTAAAAAACCAAATATATGACTTCACCGAATAAAATACACTGCTACGCTATGCCAGGAATACTAAACTTTGAAGAACCTGATAGAGAAGCTTTGATTCAGTTCGTATGTAAGGAGATGAATGTAAGGTATAAAGATGCCTTGTCTAAAGATAGATCACGCATTCTAGTGCTTACTAGGAATATGTGCTATGCCATCCTAAAAACTTATGTAGGGGCCACAGTCGCCTCAATAGGCAGGTTATTTTTTCGTGACCATACCACAGTTCTTCACGGATTGCGTATGCACCAACAAGACCTAAAGACTAATGACATCTACCAGGAGCAATTTGATGAAATTAGATTCTTACTTAAACTTAATTTACCAACCAAAAAACACATAAAGTATGCTAAGTCAATTCGCACTATGGGATGATTCTGAAAAGCGATTATTCATCGCTAAGATTATCCACCAAATCAATTATTCACAAGCCAATCTTGAACTAATGGAATCAATCTTGTCTATATGGCAAAAGTATCCTACAAGAGAAGCTTATTATTATCAAGAAACACAACCAAAAAATCTAAACTATGGAACTACAAACAACTAGTCCTTCGTATGAGTTA